TGTTGATGCGGTAGAAATGCGCAATGTTGTCATCCACGACCCAGTGGCGTTTATGACCTTCATTGATTGAGTGCTCCCACACAAAGTTACGGACGGGAATACTTCCCTGACCCAGATTCTTGAATGGCGTCACGATTAACTTTTTCGGGTCGATGACGGCAGCATACTTATCATACTCCTGTGGTTCAATGACCACTCGGTATGGAACATTAATTACATCCAAAGAACGAACAGTGAGCCGAGACTCCCAACGACCTTTAGAAATGATGTATATTGGATATTTTGGATTCATGTCTTATTTAGAGAGGATAAATTATTTTTTCTGCACTTGAGTTTTTTCTCATTAATTCACAACGACTGGGCCAATAAATTCTATATAAAAGTTCTGTTTCGAATAGGAGATAGCCTTTATTTGTTTTTTCGGTACGACCCCTAATGATATTGCTTCTATCGGTATCGGCTTTAAAAATCTGAAGATAATCCCAATTTTTCTTCGCATAATTATTGGGGCCATAAGTCTGATATTGGATAAAATATAAATCAATATCACCCGTTGATTTTTCAGGAACATCATGTTCTTCATTCCACAATGTAGAATGTCTGTTACGATTTCGCAGTTCCGAATAATGTGGAGGTTGTGTTTTAATTGAATAAAGTCTTCCATTAATTGAACCATCGGTGTCATCATACTGTTTCTTGGAATCATAACAGTTTGGTTCAACATTAATACCATAATGGTTAAAAATCTGAACAAAGGCATCTTCTCCATAAAAGCCAAGAATACCACGGTTATTCTTTTGCCAATAAGGCGTAGGAGGTGTGATAAAAATATCATCCCCATCCAATTCAGTTTTTACTTCATCATCAAAACCTAACAGCATATTACTCATATTTAGAACTATTAAATCATTAAAAACAATAAATGTAAATCAAAAAAAGAAGTTTTCAAGTGATGATGTCTCCTCACACTTCCAGCCGATTGCTTCAAAAATGATTTTGATCGGGTCGAGGTAGGTCTTTTCAAATTGTTTGTCAAAGTCAATATGATTGTGGAGGTTGAATTCCTTGGGAATCACGTCGATGAATGAAATGACATTCTCATTGATTGCATTGGGTGTACGAAGATAGATGAATTTGATTTTCTCGCCATTCTTGATTGTTTCGTACTTATTTAGAAGGTTCTTCATCTTGAGATGATGATTGAACAGAAGACAACCGCGGACGTGAATAGGCGTAGTGCCGCCAGTACCTTTCTTGTAGATGGTATTTGAACTACGATAGCTGGAGATGTCCTTGGTACCACGGGGAAACGCAATGTTTACGGGGTCGAGTGTCTTGAATTTATCGCGGAAGGCTTTAATTTCGGCTTGCGCTTCGGCTTCCGTTTTGGTTAGGATGATTTTGAACATCCGTTTCATTTCGTCGCGGCAGATTTCCGGAGTCGATGACTTCACGGCTTCAATACCCATCACCTTGATTTTGGGTTCGGCATACTGAACGCCCTCATTGTTGTGGACGTTTAGGATGTAACGCTTCTTGGCGGTCCAGATACCACGGTCGGCAATTGCCTCACGTTTCATGATCATGCGGTTATCAGGGCAACCTACATTCTTGGCAAGTTTTTCATACGCATCCTTGAACACAGGCTCAATGGCTTTCGAGCAGAATTCATCCAAGAATTTCACGGGGTTGTTGGGCTTGAACATGTCGACAATGGGTTTCATTGTGACATACACCGAGTCGGTGTCAATGGCAATTACATAATCAACATCCTTAGTTTTGAGGACGCCGTTAAGGTACTTGTTCACATTCATTTCTGCCCAACGGATTGCCGTCTGACCCGACAGAGTGGTACCCTCGGCAACACGGACATCAAAGTAATGAAAGTGTTTGTTACCAAGAGCACCGTAAAGTGAGTTCAGAAGAATTTTAAGGGCTACCTGATGATTCTCAAGACGACTGATTTCACGTTCAACCTTGAACCTAGCAACCTTGTCGGACTTGTCGGTTTTCTCAAGTTTCTTCTTTTCTGCGATCATGTCCTTCTTCAGGACAACACGTTTGTCGTAAATGCCCTTGATGATTTCTGGAATGATGCCCTTGCGGTTGGGGTCGAACAGCACACCATTCGACGCAACAATGGCATTTTCATTTCCAAGTTGCGGGATGTTTCCGGCAAGAAGTTTGTCGGGATGGACTCCTTGCATCTGAACCGGAAGAATGGTCTCCGGCGACATATTGTATTGAATAATAAGATTGGGATACAGAGAGTTCAAGTCGAATGAACATACCCAATCATGAAAGCCAACCTTGGGGTCCTTCACATATCCACCGGCAAAAGAACCAGGTTCATCGCCTTCCTCGGCAAGGGCTTTCTCCTCGTCGGTCTTGGAACCGATGATGGTATATTCGTAGCTTGGACGAATCGGCGCAACGGTGGGGATGATCTTGCGCGACATTAGATCACGGTAGATAATGGATTCCCAAATGGCAGTGGTACCAAGAGTGTCGGTATAGTTTACGCCGCCGATGTAGGAGAGTGTAAGAACCAAGGTGATGAGACCAAGTTTATCCTCGAGGCGTTCCAGAAGTTCAACGTCCTTGATATTGTAATCGACATACTTTTGAAAGTTGTTTTTGTAGAGACCACCGAGGCTTCCGTATTCGGCATAGGACAGTTTTGTCTCATTCAGCACGATATGGGCAATGTGTCCGAGTTTATAGGACTCCTGATTGCCGTAGGTGTTCAAGGTGAATTTACGGAAGAGGTCGAGATAGTCGAGCTGAGAGATGCCAACGATTTCATAGGACAGTTTCGTCTGACCCATAATCGTTACATTTTTCTGACGAATGCAACCCTTGATTGTTGGCCATGGAGATAGCTTCGTGCAGGTCTTTTCACCAAGTAGTTTTACAATACGGTTGATGATGTAGGGAACGTCGAAGAACCTAGAGTTCCAGCCCGTGAGAATGTCGGGCATGTTTTGGGTGTTTGACCACCAGTCAAGGAAGCCCTGAAGCATTTCTTCCTCGCTACGATACTGCGTGTAGGCAACCTTGCCGGCAAAAATAGATTGGTCGGGGTCGAATGCTTTCACACCCCACACGTTGAACATGTCGGAGTGATTGTTTTTGACCGTAATGACGGTAATAGGATATTCGGCGCGGTCGGGGTCGGGAAAGCCTTCATCCGAATGCACTTCAATGTCTAATGACGACACATTCACCATGTCGCGGTTGAATTGGATTTCATCGGGAAATTGATTCTGAATGAAGTTGGTGACCCAACGGGTATTACCATACACCTTGCCGGTGTGAGAATACATTTCCACAAACTCCTTGGCATCATTTAGAGAACCAAAAACATTTGGCTTCACCGGAACATCGGTAATCGACATGTAAGGCGACTGTGTCTCATCGACACCGAGAAACAATGTGGGCTTAAAATTGACCCTGTCCTTTACCCGGAGCCCATCACGATAGCCGCGATAGAGAATATGGTCACCGTAGGTTTGGACGTTTGTGTAAAATTCCATTCAATAACACTATACCAACCGACGATGGTTGTAAATCAAAAAGTGACGGATTTGTAGGCAAACTCAATCGCTCTATCTGCTTCCGTGTGTAGAGGGCGTTTCTGGTAGATTCTTGCTGTATCCCTATCCAAATCCCTTACCATCTCTGCAATCTGCATACCCGTGATGGGATAGCGTTTCTTTACCGCATTACACGCAATGCTGGACATAATCTTATAGATCATTCGGTATCTTCCTGAACCATCTATAGATGAAATTGATTTGTATTCCTTAATGAGTGCTTTGTTTACAAACGGGCAGTCGAGATAGGAGTTCCAAGTAATTGTATTGTTGTTGGCTTGTTCCTTACGATGCTTTAGAATCTCCACTTGGATTGCCGCAGGAAACTTGTCCATAAGAGTTATGGATGGCTTCTCGGAATATGGATGCTGCGCCATGATTGCATCGGGGTCCATAATCTCTCCCGAATGCACGAGGATAAAATTATCGGCATCCGGATACTGAGCCGGAACATAGTACATTCGGCTTAGGTCCTTGGTCTGTTCATCTCCGATGGAACCAAAGTGCTTGTTCAAGGCGTACCAGAAATGCCGAATCTTATCGGCGGGAACAATCTTGTTCAATTGGAACACCACTCGGAACTTCTTTTTCTCCGGACGTGATGACGCAGTTGAATAACAGATATGACGGTACTTCACATAGCGCCCGGCTGCTTCCTCAAACGAACAATCATATTCATCAACATCAAGTGCAGCCCAACCACCCCAACCAGTTACATTTGCATTTGCACGTGTGGCGCCTTCGGTATAAATTGCGGGAGAAATCAATGACGATGATTTCTTTTTCTCTCCCTTCTTGGCTTTGTAACCAGGAAGTTTGGAGAGTTGGAACATAAGTTTTTCAAAGTCCTCCCATGAAGCCACGGTGACTTTCTTGTCCGTCTTATTATCAAAGATGGAGTCGAATACTGTAAGGGAATAATTCACTGTACAATCCTATACAAAGGTTGTCGGTATGTAAATAACAAAAGAGTGGTGACCGTAAAAGTCACCACTCGCACAAGAACTAAAAGTTAATTAGTCTTGAATGAAGGTTGAGCCAATCTCAATCTTCTTTGGGCGTTCCGATTCTGGAACAACCTTGGTGAGCGGAATCGAAAGGATTCCATTCTTAAGGTCGGCACCTTTTACCTGAACATGTTCCGACAGCGTAAAAGTTCTGGTGAACTTACGGGTCGAAATGCCCTTATGGTTGTAGATGCGTTCATCTTCCATTTCGCCGCTAACAGTAAGGATAGAATCCTTTAGCTGAATGTCGAGGTTCTCCTTAGAGAATCCTGCAACGGCGATTTCCACCAAGAAATTGTCGTCATCAATGAAAACGACATTATGCGGTGGGTATGTATCCTCTCTTAAGGAGACTCTGTTGAGCTCGTTGAAGAGATGGTCGAAGCCTACAAAGGCCGACCGTGGGAACGTGTATGTATTTCCTGACATGTTATTTTACCTCCAGTTATGCAAGGTTATGTAATCTCCGACAACCCCAGTTGGGCATCATCGGTTGCTGACGTTGTGCCAGCAAACTTATTTATATCACTTCGTATTGCCGATATTGTACTTTGGGAGCAATTCCCAATTACCTTTATCGCGGTACGGAATGATCTTAATCTGTCTCAATGGAGCCTTATCCTTGGACTGTTCTGCATTTACAATGGTAACCAGACCCCAATCGGAAAGAAGGGTGGCAATGGTATTCCGTCTTTGTAAATCATTTACATTTAGATTGGAAGGCTTGCCATCAAGGAGAAACAGCTCTTTGAAATGTACGATGAAATAGCGACCCTGCTTGTGTAGGATATGGCAGGATTGGTATAGCTTGTTGGAAGACTTCCGAGAAGCTACACCGATGCGAGTAAGTGTCTCACGAACCTTAAGGAAATCATCCGGTTCATTCAAGGTAATCTCAAGCATCATAGCAGGAATCCATGCCACGGGAGTTTCGTCTACGACGATACCCGGGATAGGTTCAAGGCTTTGATTTGTTTGTTGAGCGTCCACCTTTAAAATGTTTTTGTTTAAGTTCGTTTAGTTGGTCTGAACTCAAAATCGTCAAAGCGGATCTAGCCTTTTCATTACTATATCCATAATGTTCTTTAACAATCAAGAGGTCTTCCGACTCAGTTGGTTTTAGCCATTTGCTGAATCGTTTATTCCTACTAACTATATTTATAAGATACTCGTATTGGAGCCTCTTGTCCAGATGGTGGTTTTGGTTCATCTCATTCGCAAAACCAACCGTGTCTGGAAAGTATGAAAGACCTCTGTTAACCATGAACGGAACATATTGCTTTTCGGCAATGTCGTCGACCATGATATTAGTCTTGGTCATGTTGATGGAATTGAGGTATTCAAATGGGTTCATCGTATTACTTCCATTCGGCACACGCCATAAGTTCGGTAATGCACGCCACGAGGTTTAGCTCATGGTCGGCAACAAAGGCATCTTTGTATTGGTAATTGGCAAGAATGACCACGATGTTGGGTATGCTGTCGGGATTTGCATGCTCGGTCATATTGTCGTAAATCTTGCGGAAGATTGCCGCAGGTTCACAATCAATGTTGTTGACAACCCATGCACGACCAGCCTTGAAGTCCTTGTCCTTGAGAGCCTTGATCAACAGAGTGATGTTGGCGTCCGAAAGGTTTGCAAGGATGCCCTTGTCAATTTTACCAGAAACCGAATAGCGTTGGCACTCATTCAGCACTCTGCGCCAGTCGGGAGCAAAGCGGAGGATGAGTTCGGCAACAACGGACTGCTCATATTGAATACCTTCTTCCTTGAGGATGAATTCAAGACGTTTTAGGAAAGCATTGGCAAGTGATGCCATTTGTTTCTTGGAAGTATTGAATTCAATTACGGCACAACGGGAATGCAATGGCTCGATGACGCGATTCTTAAAGTTACACGTGAGAATGAACCGGCAGTTGTTACTGAATTCCTCAATGAAGCCACGGAGCGCGGGCTGCGTGGAAGATGGATTCAGGTAGTCTGCTTCATCCAGGATAATGACCTTGGGACCTCTTGACTGTAAGGACACCGATGACGCAAACTGGCGAATCTTGGTACGGAGAACATCAATGCCGGATTCTTCCGAGCCGTTAATGATCATGTAGTCGAGGTCAAGCATGTTACACATTGCGCGTGCAACAGTTGTCTTACCAAGACCTGCGGTACCAGTGAGCAGCATGTTCTGCATCTCACCAGACTCAACGATGCTCTTGAAGGTCTTTAGAAGACCCTCTGGAAGGATACAGTCGTCCAGTTTTTGTGGGCGGTATTTTTCAACCCACAGGAATTCATTAGAGTTTGACATAGGGGTCTATTATACACCAGTGACAATGGTCTTGTAAACCTCTTTAATCTCAGATGTTTCATTTTCAAACTCAACCACATTCTGTTTATGGTACATCATTGCGACCTTACGGAACGTCTTGGTTGGAAGTTTGTATTTGTCTTCCAGTGCTTTTAGAATCTCACGAATCTGCTCCTTTTGTGTTTGCATCTCCGACATAGCTTCGGAGATTTGATCGAGGGCGGTGAGGATGGCTTTGCGGTCTTCAGCCGAGGTAGGAATGTTGCTCATAATAAAAAGTGGTGGGTTCTTTAATGACTGCCCCACCAAAAGTCCGTACGGAGTTAGAACAATTAGGCTTTAGCTGGAGCCGGGGCTTCTTGCTTTGGCTCTTCGGTCGGCTTCGGGGTGCTTGCCTTCACGAAGGCTTCAAAGCGACCACGGAGGGCACCAATTGCGGTGAGTTCTGGACCTTCAAAGGCTCCACGACGGGAGACGATGTCGATCATTTGAACCACTGCGGCAAGGTCATTGAGACCGAGTTGCGGAGCGGCTGCTGGTTGCTGTTCTTGTTCTTGTATTACTTTGCTGTTGTCCATATATGTTTCCTAGGTTATCAACTTCTTAAGCGAACGTTGAAGTTTTTTCCAAAGCAATCCAATACTCCACCGGGAGCGTGGTATGCTTTAGATGAGAGATCAATTTAGAACTAATCTCTACCGTGTAGTCACCGGAGACCATTTTAAGGTTTCCAATAACCAAAATGAATGAGAAAACCTCTTTGCAAGCATTGTTCTCATCAACCACGATGGAGTATTTATTCGCGGAGGCGTTCTTCGCGTCGGTAAGATTCACAACAATCTTACCATTTTCACCCTTGATTTCAATGTTGGCATGACCAAGAACCGACGAGGCTCTCTTGACTTTGTTCAACACATCTTCCGAAAGGATGAAGCTGACTTCTGGATTCGGCATTGTGACTTGCTTGGATGGAGCCGTGAGAAGGTCCATGGAAGCATAGAAATAACGAATGGAGGTCTTGCCGTCCTTAATGGTAATGGAATCATCACTGAAGGACAGTTCTGGATTCTCTACGAGAGCAAGAGTCGAAAGGAATTCATTGAGGTCATAGATACCAAATTCCTGTGGGAAGCTCTCGGTGATTGTGGCAGATGCCATGATATTCTTGGCTTCCGCAATTGTGGCAATAGAACTACCGGGCTTGAACACCATGTTCGGATTGATTCCGGCAAAGTTCTTGAGGAGGTTAATTGTATTTTCTGATAGTTTCATAATTAAAAAGATGTGTCTGCGTGTCCCTGATCATGTTCGTAGAGGAAAAAGAGACACGCAGCCGCGTGTCCTAGGTGATGTCGGCCCGTTTCAGGATCAAAACGCTCACCACGTTTCCATGCCCAGAGATGGCGTTGGAGTGCATCATAATACCGACGTTCGGCTTCTGGTACATATCTCCAGTTTTCTCGGGCATATTTCTTGGCTCCGATGGTAAGAACATGAGCAAGCTCCTCAAGTGCAAACGGAGGAATCAAACCGTATTCCGGCTTGTCCGTATCATATTTGCGACCTTCGGTCGGAGATTGCTGTTGGGGTTGTTCTTCCATGGAAAAGGAAAAGGGCTGCAGGATATGAGTCCTGCAGCCGTTGTAATATATTAGCGGCAGCCGGCGCGGGTCAATGAGCGACCTTTATGAGCACCTTCAGCAAAGGGAGTAGCGGTATCAAGACGGTATTTGAAAACCGTTTGACCTTTACTGTTTGTGCGCTTGTTCGTGTAGATGCGAGCACCTTCATCACGAAGTTGAGCTACAACCGCTGATGGGTTGGCGATTTTGAGACGCTTTGAAAGCTCTGCGGTAGTAACTTCTGTTCCTTTGGAGAGGAAGTTAAATACGCGGTCTTTCTGATTAGTTTTGTTGCTATTCATATTATCTATCTTTCAGTTTTGGTCCTATTGTTTAGTTGCTTATGATTGAAGGGACCAATTCAACCATAAGGGAATCATATACTGTTGTTGGTGTTTGTAAACAACAAAGTGAATTTATTTTCAGAACGCGGGTTGAGCGGCTTCTGGAGCAGGGGTGGGAACAGCTGCTGGAGCTGGAGCAACCGAAGCATCAATCTTGGAGTAAAGGTCGGCGAAGGCGAGTTTGGTGTCGTCGTCGAACCGAGAGATACACATATTGATGGACTTGAGCCGGTCGCGGAAGATGGAGAATGTGTGTGCAATATGGCACAGGCGACGAGTGGAAATGATTTCATCAACGCCACCATCGGCAAACGTCTTGCGAATGACTTCCGACCAGGTCACGAGTTTATCGGCAAACTCCTCGTCGACCGCATTAAATTTTTCCATGTGCTTCACAACGATTTTGCGTTCGGTAGCCAATGGTGGATACGTTTGCTCGATGGTGCATACAAAGCGTTCAAGGAAGGCTTCGTCAATAACCGTAGCAGCCACAAACCGACCATCCTCGGAACCTTTGCCCTTGGTATTGGCAGTGGCAATCACATTGAAGCCGGCAGCCGGACGAATGACCTCGCCAGTCTTTTTGATCATGATGGGCTTACCTTCCAGCACGCCTTGGAGACACATGATTTTGTTGGTGGAACGGTCGATTTCATCCACGAGGAGAATGGCGCCACGTTCCATGGCTTTGACCACGGGACCTTTGGCAAACACGGTCTCGCCGTTGAGGAGACGGAAGCCACCGATCAAATCGTCTTCGTCGGTTTCTGGTGAAATCTGAACACGAATGTATTCACGTTCGGCTACGGCACAGGCTTGTTCAACCATCATGGTCTTACCATTGCCCGACAGACCGGCAATAAAGATGGGATAGAACGACCGCGATTTGATCACGGTCATGATGTCGGAGAATTCACCCCAGCGAATGTAGGTAGGATCACTTTGCGGAATGTAGGCATCGGTATTGACGATGGAATTCACGGAGGTAGCCAATTTCATTGTGGCAGGAGCCGGAGTCATAGGAACAACTGGGGCAGCAACGGTGGTTGCCGCCGTAGCGGTACGAAGGAGACTGGTATAGTCGTAGGTACCCTTGTGGACGCGGTAGGCATCTGCAAAGAGATCGTTGTATTCCTTTTCCACGAAGCCATGGGTTGCAGCCACGGTATCAATGACTTTACGGCGGAAAACCGTAACGTCGGGGTGGGTCTCCTTAAGAGAGGCGAGGATGGTGAGGGATGCTGATTTCATAATATAGAAGGTCAATTAATTGTTATAGTACTATCATACATTAAACCGCATGAAAGTAAATCACAAAGATATGGTATAAGTTGTTGATAGTCAATAACCGTTAGGAAATTGTTTCGGCAAACTTAGAAACAAACACACGGTTTACTTGTTTTGACTTGGAGAATTCGGAAAAAGCCTTGGCCATCTTGGCGCGGGTCATTCCCGTGGTGATGGTGAGGTCATCTTCCTCGGTATCAAGGTCGGAACCAGAAGCAACCACAAAGTACTGATCATAGCCAAAACCGTCCTCAACGGCAACCGATTTGTTTTTCTTATAGTCCTTGGACAGTTTGGTTTGCCAGAGGGTATAAGCCGCATGATAGTCGGTCTTTTTTGGACGGCTTTGAAGCGCATTAACCACGTCGCGTTGAGCATTCGGAGTGCTGGAAGGGATGAAGAAACCAATAGCTTTGGTACCAGTGGTAATGCGCAGATTTTTGATGAGTTCGTCGGTAAGGCTGCCTTGAGGAGATTTCACACGGCGACCATTGACGGTGAGATCAACATTGGTCTCATATACAGGAGACATACGATTTTCATTGTATGCGGCGGCTGAAAACGTACGGAGGTGTTGTCCTTCGCCGTCGGTCAGAAATACCGTGGTCATTTTTTGAACTTTGTGTTTGGCTTTGAATTTATTGACGAGGTCGTGAGCCAAGATGATGGTCTCGTTTAAAGGGGTGTTGCCAAGGCGTTCATATTTAGATTGAATGAAGGAATTTTGGGTCTGATCAAAGAGGGCTTTGAGCGCGGCTTGATATTGACTCTTGGACATTGAAGAGTTAATGAGGTCCAGAATGACAACATTATCAATAAGAAGCTGACCGTCCTTGCGACCCAGTGTTTGATCGCCAGGAGACACATAAGGACGTGAATCATTGTCACCAGTAAAACCATAGACTTGAAAAGGGATACCGGTGGCTTTGCAGAACATGCTGAGATTGATCACGTGCTTGAGAACGTACTTGATCGTCGTGTTCATTGAATAAGAATAGTCAATGAACATCATCATACCATGACTTTTTGCATTGGCCAATTGGGTTACACTCAGGAAAATGTCGTCGGTAATTTTGTAACTGTGTAATTTGTTGACATTTAGGATACCAGTCTGAGAGACGGTAGCACGGTTATATTGATAGGCGGCTTTGCGCATCTCAAATTCCTTACTGAGCACACCCACAAACTTCTTGGTGCTGGCAATGAATTCGGCGTATTCCTTGGAGTAGGTCGGCCGGGTACCGCCGTAATTCTCAATGTGTTTTTGCCAAGCAGCGTCACGGTCCTTGGTGATGGTCTCATTCGAGACAATCATACCAGCTAAATCTTGTTTAGAAGGAAGGGTAATGTAAGTCGTCGCCCGAACCTTGTTGCTGTTGTCGACAAGCGTCTTGGCTTGTTTTTCAAAGTGAGAGTTGGTGGTGATTTCCGGCACCGTGCCGTGGTGGTTTGGGTCAAATTCCGACTTGGGAGCAGCATCGGCTTTTTGTTCGTCGCCGTTGGCGTCCTGAGTAGGAGCAGATTGGTCTTTTGAGGGCTTGCTAGGATTGCCCATAAGGTCGTCAAGGGCTTTTTCAATAGCTTCCTTGAGGTCGGCATCAGCGTCCTTGGCATCATCACCGCCGTCGGCTTGGTTTTCGCCAGGCTCACCTTCCATAGGCTCGCCTTGAGCCGTGGGGTCGGCTTGTTGATCGCCCGCCGCCGTCGTTTTCTTAGTAGGGGCTTCGCCATCGGCGTTAGGATTTTGCTCGGCTTGTTCCTGAGCCAATTTCTGAAGCGCAATCGCAGCAGCCACAACATCATCCCAGGTCTGAACAGCCATTACCTGATCGACCACGGATTGCTCGGCGGAAGAAAAGGAGACATTGATGGCAGAAGCCAATTTAGCTTTGAGGTTAACACGGTCGCCGATGGTAAGAGCCTGAACGTCTTTGCCTTTGATGCCAAAGAAATCCTCGGCGTTCAGCACGTCATAACCACGACGGAAAGAGCCAACGAGACCGGGGTAGGTCGCACGAATCATTTTCTCAATGCGAACGTCCTCAACGATATTGAGGTAGTCCTTGCGGCAGGGGAGTTTGCCGTCCAAAGCATCACGGGGCGTGTAGAGGGCGTGACCGACCTCGTGACCGACCAAGAGGTCGTACACGTCCTTGCCTTTGTCTTTCCAGACTGGCAGACCAAGCACGCGGTTTTTCACGTCAAAGAAGGCGGTCTGGAACTTGCCGTGTTGAACAGAAATGTTCTCCTTCGACAGCAGGCGAGCCAGCATTGATTGTTGTTGTGATCCGTTATTCATTATGGTACTACTATATGTTGAAAACACATAGAAGTAAAACAAATAATGACCCCATGGCGTACACTAAAAATAAGTGTAATACCATCAATAACTTATGCTTATCTTATTTGCAGTAACTAAAGTTCTTTTCCTTATAGAACTCGATTTTTGCGCTGAATTTACCGTCCAAAGCGTCGGTTTTATGGCTGATAATGAAGACATTTGTATTGTCCTCAAGGGTCTTTAGAATCTTGATCAGATTCTCCACACCATCGGCGTCCATACTGGAATCGAAGGTCTCATCCAGAATCAATAGATTTGTGGAAATAGAGTTCTTCATACGGGCAATCTGGCGCCATGTAAAGAGAAGTGCAAGGTCGATGCGTTGTTTCTCACCTTCTGAAAAGGAAGCATAGGAGAATTCATCACGGTGACGTGAACGAATGGTCTCGTCGAAGGCTTCATCCAGGTTGAAGGAAACAAAGAAGTCCAGCACCTGAAGGTACCCATTAATTAGTTTGTTCATTACCGGAAGGTACTGACGAATGACTTTTGTCTTGATGCCAGTATCCTTGAGCATTTCGGAGATGGCTTGATTGTAGGTACCTTCCTCATAATAACCGGCGCGGCGGTCATTGAGTTCCGATGAGCTAGAATTTAAAGCGTCAAGTGCTGTTTCGGCAGAAGCAATGTCGGTATTCTTACTCTTGGCAGATTCTGCTTCCAGTGATTTGATTTGCTTCTGAATCGAAGACACCGTCATATTGTTTGAAAGGATTATGTTATTCAGCTTTGAATAACCATTCAGCTTTTCGGTAGCAGCATGAATCTCATCACTAACGGTGTTCAGCTCATCGATAAGATCGTTTCTTGCCTGAGATAGTTCATCATTCTTTAGCTTTACCTTGCCCAGCTTTTCTTCTTTGAATGCCGCATCAAGTACCTGTGCGCACGTTGGGCAATTATTGTTTTCTTCGTAGAACTTGGCGTCACGGACCAATGCTTTAATTTTAGCTTCAATCTGAGTCTGGTACGTTGCCAACTTACTCTTCGTGTTTGTGAGTTTAACCGATTCTTTCTTGACCGTCTCAAGCTCGGTACCTATGGTCTTATTGATGCCATCGTTTTCCGATATGAGCTCATCAATCTCCTTCTGAAGCTCTTGAATCTGTATTACGTTCTTTGCGACATTTTCGGCATCGAGGTTCTTAAGGTCACCAATGTACTTCTCCTGCATCTTAATCTTCTCGCGAATAAGATCAATCTCATAGTTGGTGTTATTAAGTAACTCTCTTAGCTTTGCCGTGCGTTCCTTGAGCACGATGTTCATCTTGGTGAAGATGTTAATGTCCAATAGATCCTCAATAACCTCTCTGCGAGCATTATTGGGTAGCTGCATGAAGGGAATGAAGGAAGATGAACCCAATACCACAATCTGATGGAACGACTTATGGTTCAGCTTGAGAATGTTTTGCTCAAGGATTTTCTGGTAGTCCCGACTATGCGACTCCTGGTTAATGAGGACGCCATTCTGGTAAATTTCAAAGATACCAGGCTTCAAGCCACGGACAATACGGAAGGCTGTCGGACCCACACTGAATTCAACTTCCACAATACAATCTCTATTGTTAATGGAATTGACCAACTGTGGCTTATTAATGTCGCGGTGAGGCTTACCAAAGAGACCAAATGAAATTGCATCAAGAATGGTGGATTTACCCGAACCATTATGACCCACAATCAGCGTTGTGGGGCTTTTCAATAGGTCGATGCTGGTAAAGTAATCGCCTGTTGAAAGGAAGTTTTTGTATTTAAGAGACTTGAAAACAATCATACTATTTCTAAATTTTGAGCTTCGGCGTAGAGTTCTCTTAGCTTGGACTTTAGCGCATCCTTATCAAGGGACGTTTCTGCTGCATCCACATAACTATTTAACAACTCTCCGGTATCCGATATAGATTCTAACGCATCCTGCTCAACATTGGAAGCCAAAAATTCATCAAAGTTCTCTGCAATTTTAATTTCATGAATCGGACGTTTCTGAAGCCTATCAAGGAATCGGTCAAACTTGAAGAGGTCCTTCTTTGACTTCACCACGACCTTCACAAAGTGATGATCAAAGGTACTTACATCAATACCGTCGGAATCATGTTGTTCGTCGTAAATGAACTTGGAGAAAATGGTGAGTGGATTTCTCACGGGAGTAATCTCTCGGGTCTCCGTATCAAACACATGGAAATACTTTGGGTCATCAACGTCTGCCCACGTCATTTCAAACTGGGTGCCGAGATAGTGGATGTTACCCTTGGTGGATTTTGTATGGTAATGCCCAGAGAGTACCGCTTCAAAGCGTTTAAACACTTCCGGCGATTCACCGTGAGTTGCCGCAACTCCTGGCTGCATATCAAAGCCAGCAAGCTCAAGGTGTGCTCCAAGAATGGAAGCATCACAGGTCTGAATAAATTTCATTGACTCTGCATGGTTCTCTTGGTTAATCCATGGAAGCATTGCAATCTTGCAGGAGCCATACTCCATCACCCGTGGAGTCATAATGATATTGATGTTATTCACAAAGTAACCAAGGAGCTCTTTCAGCGAGCAAAGGTCGTTTGTATTCTTGTACACGACATCATGGTTGCCTGGAATAATGTCCATCATCATACCACGTTCGACCATGGGTTCCAGAAAGGTCTTACGGTTATGATTCAGCGCCGTAAAGTTAATGTACTTTCGGTGATCATAGAAATCTCCTAGATGGAGAATCTGTTTGATACCATTCTGGTCGCAATAAGGAAAGAAAACCTCATTGTAGAACTTGGCAAAGTAGTCAAGGAAGATGCCAGAGGCATTTCTGGCTCCCGTGTGACTATCGTTTAGGATGGCAATTTTCATACTTCACACATAAAGAATTCAAGTTCCGTCTTTATCTTCTTCTTGAATTCCTTCACTGCTTTATCTGTCGTTTTCACCTTATCAATTCTATTCTTGAGAACATCAATGAAGCCCGTCTCCACACCATAGGTGAATTCGGAACCGTCCAAGCTCTCCGACATGAAATCGGTAATGCCTGCATGCTCGATGTAACGGAACTTAATGTCTTGCTGTTTCTTTTCCTTCATGATACGGCGAATGAAGGCATAGTAATTAATCTGGGTGAAATAGGCAAATGCATTTGGAGAACCCGTACGAGTGGCAGCCTCCACGTTGTAGTTCATGATGGCCTTAATGCAGTTCTCCACTCCGTCCATCACCATCTCCTCGCGGTAGGTGTAATGAATAAAATTAGGTTTATGGGAGAGACCTTCGGCAATGCGTAGAAAGCACCGACCTATGTATTCCGTGATGCGTGGTACCTCCGTGCCAGCCTCTTTGGCTTTTTTAACCGAGTTGACATAATCAACTACGTTCTGCGAGAACTCACGGTTGTTAACGTAATGTACTCCTTCTCTTTTGGAAGGTTTTAAAGGTTTTTCAATTTCCATAATTCAATTTAATAATACCATTCTATACACTTATCACACATTGTAAATAACAAAAGATTAAACACTTATGTAAATTTACTGTTTACATCTCCGAATCCACTGTTATAATGAATCTCTATTCAACTTAAGGAATACTAGTTCTTATGGCGGTCTTCCTCGGAACCAAACTTGAAATTCAATTGGTCGAGCCAGGAGTCCTCTTTCTTATTGCTTGTGGGTTTCTTTACTTCCGGCTCCTGATCGAATCTTTCTGAAACTATTCTTGCGTATTCTACCTTGGTAGCTTCATCCGGAATGGCAGCACTTAGAATGTGCATCTTCCGAATCATATGAATTCTTGAATCGGTGCCTTGAAACCAAGGAGCATAATAGGTGGAAGCTCTGATGCCATCTGGTGTAGAATTGCTGATCACATTAATCTGTAAAGGGTCACGGATCAAAATGTTCTCATCAGTGTCCGACAGAACCTGACATAGAATGGAATCACCAGAGGTCAGCTTCACAATCATACAGAGGTCATACATGCTCATAGGGAGACCTCATAGATTTTAAAGTTGAACTTTTCTTTGGAATACAGTTTGATTCTTTCGGCAGCATGATCTAGTGTGTAATTGCGTGATTTCTTCCAGTGAAGATCATCGGCAATATCAAATACCTTTGTGGCGACTCCATTATCCGACTTACGCAAGCCACGCCCGATGGACTGAAGGATACGAATTTGAGATTTTGAAGGAGAAGCAAACACGATGTTGTGTAGGTTTCTTATATTTATACCCGTGGAAAATGTACCCATGGAAGCCACGATGATTGCGTCTTTCTCACCCTCGGTAATCTCACGAATACGTTCACGCTCATCGGTATCCACTCCACCTGAAACAAAGAATAGCTTACGAGTGCGGCGTGGCAGTTCATTCAGCTTGTCATTAATGCTGGCATAGAGTGGCTTTCCATGTTTCTCTACATAGTTGTAAAGAATGAGTGTATTACCTTCCTGCGCAAGGGCAAGGTTGCGGATAAACTTATTCCGAGCTTCGTGAGCCACGATGAAATCAATCTCTGCTTGATAGTCAAAGTGCTTTGCGGCTTGGCATAGCTCATCACTGTATTTCATTAAAAGGACGGAAATGTCGAGATCCGAAAGAGCGTTCTGCTCGATGAGAGTCTTTGTTGTAGTAACCTGATAGACGGGACCAAAGAGACCTTCAAGCACGAGTTTATGTGTCTGAGTTCCGTCCAGTGTACCAGTAGTACCAATACGAAATTTAGCATCTCTTAGTTTCTCCATGATCGCAGCCAGTGATTTGGCTTTGAAATTGTGAGCCTCATCTCCGATGACCATACCATACGGTTCAAACCACGTGGCTTGCATCTTGTAGATGGACTGCCATGTAGTAATCACCACACGTTGCTGAATGTTAATTTTCTCCTTGCCCGAATAGATTCTATGGCAGGTGGCTTCAACGTTCCATGATTCTTCTAGTGTGGCATAATCGCCAAAGTCTTTGTACATCTGTTCCACCAGAGAAGTTGTGGGTACGATCAGCAGTACTTTCTTATTGTATCGAGCAAGGTACCAACGGATCAAAATGTAAATGATGAGGGACTTACCCGAAGCCGTAGGGCTCAGCAGAAGACTCTTCCAGTGGCAAAGTGCGTGCATCACTGCTTCTACTTGGTACTCACGAGGATCAATAGACTTGCCGTGAGCATAGAGATTCAGGCTCGCAATGAATTCGGCAAGCTCATTCGGATCAATCAGTTCCTGTGTATGCGGTAGTCCGTAGTAAGGATCATCGACATATTCAATCTCGCATTTACGAGTCTCCGCAAACTCTTTGATGTATGGCAGAAGCCCGCCATAGATGGTCTTTAGCCGAGAATCAAAGAGCCGAATCTTTCCGTCCCAGAACTTATTCTTGTAGGCTGGCATGAACTTGTAGCCAGGGACAAAGAATGTAAAGAAGTCTGACAGCTCATTTGCAATGGATGGTTCACACTCAATGTGAATGAACACCTCATTCTTCTTACGGATTTTAAGAATGTCGGGCATATTAACCTCCCGAGGTGAAGCGGCGCCAATCAATCATATTCTTGATATGTGTATGGCGCCAGCGGAGTGTACCCATGATTTCTTCAAGGGTTTCCACCAGAGTCTTGAGGTAAATGATTTTTTCTTCCGACTTCTGAAGCTCGGTGTCGGAGTTAAAGTAATACTCGAGGTCCGACTTCATGATTTTGAGCCCATTGAATGGGTCGAATGGCCATCCGCGCGCAGTCATTTCTTCCTGCGTCATCTTACCATTGAAGTAGAGCCATTTGTCCTTCAATAGGATTTTCTGGTCAAGCTCTTTTTTCTTGAGTTGGAGCTTTGTGATGGATATAAGTTCAAGGTACTTTGCGTGGACCTTGGCGGTCTTCTGCGAAGCCTCATCCAAATTCATCTCATCAATTTCAGCATCCTTCTTCCACATTACCAATAAGTCATCAAGTGTAATCATAATATAGTATTATTTATCCTATCCTAGATCAGATAAATTCAAAGTAACTGTATCTGAAGGAAGCATCAACACTCACATATTCCACATCGGTGGTCTGAGTGTGAAATTCAATGGCGCCAATGTTTGTGGGAAATGCATCAACGTAACGGATACGCTTGTTTGGGTTATTGCTCGATGTGAGAATATGGAGAATCATATCCGAGCACTTCCACTTGTCCTCTTGGGCATTGTTACGGATCCAGTTATAGAGTTCCGAATAGTTTTCCATGTTCTCCGAAACAATGAAACGCATATCAAATGATGCGTAGTCCACGCGGTCGCCCGGAGTATATATTTGCTGGTTGCGGAAGGGGGTCGACACTTCTCCAAGGCTGAGTGCCGGAATGGATGTTACCGTACAGAAATACTCGAGGTTTGCAAATTCTTGTGAATTGATGCTAACCTTAAAACCTGTTGGCGAAAGGTAGTTCTTGTTCTGAGTAAGGTTATTCATACAAGTATTTATAAACTAAAAAGGGGAGCCCTTTCGGACCCCCCTCTTTAAAAACCGGTATCAATCAAGATACCGAGACTGATTAGCCATTGTCAAGGAGACCAGAGACACCGAAGATACGGAAGTATCTGTTGGCGCGATTGGTTCCGGTGCCGTTGCTGATGTCGGAGACATTAGCTTCAGCGAATGGATTTGCGACCATGCCGTAACGGGTTTTGAAGCCGATACGTGGTTGGAAGTCAGATTGACCGACTGCACGTACCATGGTGAGTGGAACGTATGGAGCGTAGAACATACCTGCGTCATACGGATTGGTACCACGGTAACCAGCGGTGACGTAGTCAACAGTGGCGTATGGATCAATGTAGACCTTGGTACGACCGTTGAGGACGCCAGCAAAGGTATTGCCGGTATCGTCAACTTCGAGTTGGGTGCTGAGGGCTGGAGCGTAGTCGAGTACGCCGGCAGCTGCAAGAGCGGTAGCAACATCCGAAGAGCAGAGGATGAAGTTACCTTTGCCACGACGGGTGTCCTTGGCGATTTGATTTGCTTCGCGTTCGATTTGAACAAGAAGACCCTTGAAGCGTTCAACGTTCCAACGACCATCGGCGTCGGTGAGGAGGTTGAAGTTACCCTTTACGGCAACATTTGCAGTTTGTGCACCGAGCTTGGCTTTAACATTGATCGTGCGGATAACTTCGCGATTGATTTCGGCGAGGATTTCAGCAGAGAGGATGTTAGCGAGCTCAGATTCTGCATCAAGACCGTGAACAGCCTTGAGGTCTTGAGCAAGTTCCATGGTGTATTCAGCCTTCAGAGCGCGGGTCTTAGCGGTAACGGTTTGTTTCTCGATTGAGAAAGCCATTTCGCCGAAAGCACCTGCACCGGAAGAACCTGAACCGAGACCTTCAGCGTAGCTGGTGGCCATACCGGTACCAACAGCAAAGCTGTCGGAAACAGTGTCGGAGTTGCTATCGGTACCCGAACCACCTTTAGCAGATGGAAGGGATGAAGAATCGCCACCTTGTGAACCGGTACCAGCGAATGCTGAATCGGCTTCATTGAAGAGAGCTTCAGTTCCACCTTGTGAGGTGTATTTGCTCTTCATAGCGAAGATCAGACCGGTTGGTCCGCTCATTGGTTGAACGCCAGCGATGTCGTAGGCGATCAGGTTTGGCATGCTACGACGAACAAGGCTAATGAGGATTGGGTCCCAGTTAGCGATGTTGCCTGTGCCACCGGTGGTAGCATTAGCAGCGGTCTCATTGAGACCTTGGAAAGATGACTGAGCGCGTTCTTCACGGAGAGCTTTTTCTTGATTTTCAAGAATGACTGCTGTGACTGCACGGCGGTAGTTATCTTTGATGTTTGGGAGATCCTTATGGTTGATGATAGGATTCCACTTTTCTTGGAGTTTTTCTGAGTTGAACATGTGAGTTAATTCCTTATTTTAGGAGTTAAATTGTTTATGACTTGAGTGTGCGGGTAATTGCTGAAGAGTAAGCTGCCATCACTGGTGTCAGTTCAATTTCTTGACCCGATTCATTGAGGACGGTTTCTACTTCATTTTCTTTGGACTTCTTAACAATCTTACGGAAGTATGATTCTTTGACGGACTGAACCTTCTTTGAGAAAGATTCGGCGTCTTCAAAATCAATGCCTTCTGCGAGAGTGGTGAGCTTGACTGCTTCTGTTGAAGCAAGACCGACTGAAGCCTCAGCGAGAATCTGATTGCGCTTGAGAGCGTTTACAGACTCATTGAGTTTCATGTTCGATTCGGTTGCCTTCATCAGCTGTTCTTCAAGGGAAGCAACATTCTTATTGAGTGTATCAACAAGATTTTCCTTGCCCTGTGGAACTTCGATGTAGCTTTCAGTGAACACATTCTTCAATGCGTTAATGAAATTTTCGGCGATTTCGGTGCGAAGACCAGATTCGATTGCAACTTTGTTTTCTTCCATCCAGGTACCTACGACATAGCTAAGATAGCTGTCGACCTTTTCTGAAAGGGAAGAAGCAATTTTAGTTGTTTCTTCATCCAGTTGGGTGCGGTAGTTTTCCTCGATACGAGAAACTTCTTCTGCAAGTTTGGCCTTAACGGTTGATTCGAACAGTTCGGATGCTTTAGAACGGAAGGCTTCTGAAAGAGAGGTTTCAGCCTGTAAGAGAACATCAAGGTTTTCCTTAACGTCATCTTCTTTCTTATCTTCCTTTTCCTTGTCATCTTCACCTTCGGCAGATTTCTCTGCTTCTGGTTGCTGTTCGTCTTCACCTTTTTCGTCGGCTTTTTCAGCTTCAGAATCATCTTCGGAGCCTGCCTTTGGTTCTTCAGCTTTTGGCATCTCTTGTGGAGTTGTCAGAGTGCTGTAAACATTAGCAAGATCCTCAGTCTTCATTGTCGACAGATGTTGGTACATCGCATTGATGAGCCCAGCTTTAGTTTGTGGAGCCTGTGCGACCGGCGCAGCTGCAATAGCTGAATCGGTAGCCGCAACGGCTTTTTGAACTTCTGGTGCAAGTGCTGGAGACTCTGGTTGTCCCAGAGAATGTGGCGCAACTGCCACCGGCGCAGCACTTACTGCGGACGCAACTGCATCGGCGGCTGGTTGTACAGCATCCGCGGCAGGCGCATCGGTCGGTACTGCATTTGCTACTGGAGCATCCGCGGTACCTTCTTTTTCGTCATCAAGCTTCTTCTTGCCTTGTTCCTCGCCAGAAACTTCAACGTCTTCAACGAGTCCATCAGCAAGTAGTTCCTCAACAGTGATGTCTTCAATGAGATCAACTTGATCTTTTGATGTGTGTGACATATTTGTTTTAGATTTAGCCTACTATAATAGTATAGTGGTTAAAGTTTAGAGAGGATACCAAGCGAGAATTGCTTGTGATCAGTCTCTGTTAATTCACGAATCACCTTAGATGTATTCACATTACCATAATTAGCATCTTCAGTTTTACCCATAATAGAAAGTCTTGAGCAATTATTTGAGAACAATTGCATCGAGAAAGTTTTTGAATACACGAACCTGAGCTTCAATAAGCTGTTTGGATGGTGTACGGTGGATTTCTTTTTGAATCTTCTCGGCAATGATTTCATTACCGCGAACGAAGTATTCCACGCCTTCCATGATACCATTCACGAAGGCTTCTGGAGCAGAAGGATCCTGAACAATATCAATAGTAGAAAGAACAAAGTCTGGCTTAACCGCCATTACATTGCCGCTGCGTTCCAGTGAACCCATACCGCGGCTTGAAACGCCAAGACGAACTCCGCCTTCAACAAGACCCTTTACGATGTTGCCCATCGGAGTATTGAGGATGAGAGCCTTACCCATTACATTGTGTCCGTCCCATTTGAGAGAGGTAATGCGATGTGAGACCTTATCAAGGTTCACGGTAGGACCGTCTGGATGATTCAGTTCACCAACTGCACGACCCGTTGCAACTTGCTCGGTAACGTATTTGGCAACTGCGGGAGAAAGAACATTGTAGCGATAGATGCGACCGTTACGGTTTGCCTTTTCGGCTTGCATAAAGACGCCTTCGACGTAGGTTTTCTTTTCTGCGCCGATGCCTTCGGTAATATAACCGATGTCACTATCGAGATGTTCTGTGATGAGTTTCATTTGAAATTATTGTGCTTCGGCATCATGATACGCCATCATATTCTTATGATGCTGCATCAGTAAAGTGTGATATTTGCCACCTACAACAGACCGGCGTTCGTTGTGACGGTCATAAGCAAACTGATGCATTTTACTTGCTTGCTTATGATATTCTGGTCTGGTCGCGTGCTGAGAATGAGAGTTTGCAATGTTGGTTGCATCATGCGCATAATCATCGCCAGATGCTTCTGTGATCACCGAACGAACAGAATTGATGAAATCTTGCATTTAAAATTATTGTTGATAATGATAGCTGTCCAGTGCGCGCCCGCGCATATACTTATGATGATCCGACATCTTATCGTGATGCTTCGATAGTTCTAAATGATGGGCTTTAACCTTTGGATCCGAACTATGTTGTCCTGTAGTAGAATGAAGTAAAGAAGCCGCTTTATGTACATCTGAAGCCGTCTGATGATGTTGTCCACTACTATTGCGTTCGCTTTTTTCAGCGGATTTTAACGTCCATGCTTCTGCTTCCTTACTGGCTTCCGCAGCAGCATCTGAAAAAACACCTTCGGTGAGCTGAACACGAGCAGTATTAATTAGTTCTCTCATTTAGCTTCCGGAGTTGGTTTCTTATTGTAGAGTTCCGAAGCCAAAGATACCTTGCGTTCATCAAGAACGGCATTAATCTTGGATGTCATCACGCGAGTAAAGTTCTCATTTGCTTCCGAGGCTTTCCCGGACGCCAATGCTTTAATCATTGTGGTAATGTCATTATTCATTATGAAGCTATTTATATGTTTTTGTAACTAAACATTACTTACTCGGAGGCATTTCGGGTGCCGGATTTGCCATACCCTCAATTTCTGCCATTCGTTGTTCTTCAGCCGCCAGAGCAGAACCGTCCTCATTCATTTCTGCATCCATCATCTCAATATCCTCGTCGGTCTGGCGTAGGATATTACGGCGGACCCATGTATCGGAGAAGTATTTGCCAATAAATGGCTGAGCTGCATTCAGGAGTTCAATACGACTTGTAAGGACTTCTGCTTCTTTTAGCTCGGTAAAGTAATTGTCCTGACGGAAGTCAACCGTCATATCCTCACGAATCTGTGGCCAATCCTCTTCGGTAATGATACCCTTGAGCATCAATTGAGTATGAAGTAGATCAAAGAACATGATCGAGAACTTCTTGCGGAGACGGTCGACAAACTTCTGGAACTTAACCTCGTCACGTGAAATCTCTGTGGTTCTACCAAGGCTGAATGGAGTTTCTGGCTCCATACGACCGATTGGTACATTCAGGCAACGATAGAGTTTCTTTTGGAAGAACAGAATGTCCTCAATCTGACTTAGGTTCTCGCCGCCCGGAAGCGTAGAGATTTCGGTACCACGACCACCCTCGCGGCGCGGAAGCCAGAAGTCTTCAAGCATTGACATATGCTTACGGTCGTCACGGATTTCACCCGTCTGAGCATCATATACCAACTTATTGCGGTACTGATTCATGATGGTACGCATATATTCTTCCGCCTTACCCTTTGGAAGATTGCCAACATCAATGTAGAAAATACGGCGTTCCGGAGCACGTGCAAGACGATAGATGACTAATGAGTCTTCCATCATGCGCAGTTGATTTACCGGTTTGATTGCCTTATGGAGAGGAGATAGGACGCGCTTACGGGTCGCATCAAGAATACCGGATGGCACATAACAGATTGCATCCTTATTAATCTTGAGACCAATGTCCGACTTCTGAAGACCGCCATCTTGATAGAGGTAATACTCATCAAGATTCTTAATGATTTTAGCACCCGTCTTAATGTCGATTTCTTCTTTAATCTCACGGACCTTACGGATACGGAGCGCATCAACGGCACGGAGTTCTTGGATACCTGCATCCGGTTGAGTTTCATCAATGATCATATGATAGAACAAACGTCCATCAACATACCATCTACGGAAAATATCCTGACCGTTATTGCTGAAATTGAGTAATTTGCACAGGTGATCGAACTCTGCGCGAATCAGTTTCTTAATTGAAGCCGGCTGTTCCAGACGGTCCAAGTTAAGGTGTGCTGGAGCATCATCATGGTCTCCAACGATTGCTTCATTTACAATATCGTCGATTGCCTGGTCGCACTCGGGCTGTTCAGCTGCAATACGATACTTGCGGATAAGATCAACATCCGTCTTTGCTGCATCTCCATCCAGGTCGAGATACTGACCGTAATAACCTCCGGCGGCAATCGCAGTGGAACCGTCCTCCGCGCTTGCGGGCACGAAAGAAACTGGTTGTTCTGCAATCTTCTTGCGTTTCTCAGCATCGCTGAGTTTTTCAAATTTCCATCCGAAGAATTCCATGTTATATGTGGGGTTGAATAAAAACAGGGGAGGGAATAACTCCTCCCCTGTTGTTTATTTATCCAAATAATTAGACTCTAGATTGAGCTGATTCCCAATAGAGCATTTGAAGCTCTACGCCGAATTCTTCAATTGTATTTTCCGAGTCATAGCTCAGATCAATTGCGGATACGGTTGTTGGGAAAACGCCACGAATATCGTAACGCTTTGAAACAGCTCCACCCTTATTCAGTTGCTCAACAACCATATCGGTTGTGTAGGAAGCTGGATTGGTGAGACCAGTATTGGTTGTGTTGTTATTGATACCATTGACCCAACGCTCGAAAGCATTGCGGATATCCATGTTAACATCGTTGATAACAGTAATACCCCAGGCTTCAAATACACGGTCTCCTGCGACCTGCATCTGACGACCACGGAATGGGATTGTGATAGGGCTAATGATCGATGATGGAAGCTGAGCTGCCTTGATCATGAATGATGCAAGTTCAGTATTTCCGCGAGCATAAGCTGGGAAATTGCAGGTAACCTTGAAAAGGTTATTGCGAGCGCCACCACCGACGAGTTTTGACTTAAAGTCTGTAATTCCTAGAACGGCCATGTGAATTTTCTCCTTATTTAATTGTTAAGATTATCTACCAACCAGCTCAGTGAATTCAACGCCGGTACGTGTGGCAATGAAGTTCAGAGTGATATAGTTGATTGAACGTGCTGGTTTAATGTAGATTTCAGCACGGAATTCATTGCGGTCGATGATTTCACCAGTATTATTGGTCTCATCGCATACAACCTTGAAATCGGTGATACCACGACGACCTTGAACATCACGGAGGAATGGTTCGGTCATATTGCGGAACATCGCGCGGGTGAATTCATCATTGAATTCAAACAGTTGATATTTAGCAGCGGTAGAAATAGATTTCTCAAGGACAATGAACAAACGGCGTACGTTAATACGATCGAATGCAGAAGGTTTAGCAAGAGCTGTTTTATCGCCGAAGAGAAGCGTACCTTGACCTGGGAAGGAAACGATAGGATTTACACGAGCTTTATAGAGCGTGTCGCGATCGGCTTGCTTTGGATTGAAAGCAATCTTGGTGACTCCGAGGAGTTGACCACGATTGAATCCTGCTGGTGAGAACCAAGCATCTGCAACTTCATCGGTACCTGCGCAGAGACCTGCAACATGTCCGCAAGCTGGAATCCAACGATAAACATCATTGTATTTGTCGTATACCTTAAGAGCAGTAGAATCAATTACGGCATATGAGGTAGATGTAAGATCATCTGCCCAAGCCTTAACATCGGCTGCTGGAGTTGAGGTACCAACGCTTGCTTCGATTGGAGGAGATACAAATGCGACAGCATCTTTACGAGCTTCACAGATTGAAATAAGAGCTCCAGCGACATCACCGTCATCGGCAGCATCGCCAGCGGTGAAAAGAAGATTTACATCTACTGTTTCAGCATCGGCAAAGAGTTCAAGAGCGGTTAGAACTTCGGCTTTTACTACAACTTCATTTACGCCGCCAGCCAGAGAGTATTCAAGAGCAGCTGAACCGGTGGTGAAAGCCGCACCGTATTCAAGAGTCTGACCTGCATCTGAGAGAGCTACATCGTGGTTGAGCCAGTAAACGTATTCTGAATTGTTATTCAGAACAGTCTTGTAGTAGTTTGAAGTACCGTCAGCCTTGAGGGCGTCGGATGCTTGAGAAACAAACTCAAACTTTTCGAGGATTGTACCTGGAGTTCCAGACCATTTACCATTGGTATCAACGATAACGATATGGAGTTCATCCTTAGTGGTATTAGTACCAGCATTAGCAGAAGTACCTGGTTCAGCAGAGAATTCGCCTTTATAGTCCCAACCGGTGAATGCTGTTGAGCTTGCTGGACATACTGAAACGGCAAGTGAATTACCGAGTTCGCCAGGGAATTTAGCACACCATTCGCCAACAACTGGGTCGCCGGATCCGGTAGCAGCGCCACCTTCGAAGTTGTCTTCGTAGTGTGAGCGATTCTTAACCAGCAAACCGACATCTCCTGCAGTTGCATTAAGGGAAGTGTCAACGCCGTCTTTACCGAGAGCGCGAACAACTTTAAGTGAATTACCATACTTCAAGAAAGAAGCTGCGGTAAGGAATGAGCGTGCGGTAGCGTCAGTTGGTGATCCGAACACGGTAGCAAGTTCTTTTTCAGAACTTACCATGCGGATTTCTTCAACTGGTCCCCACGCGAAAGAACCTGCAAAACCACCGATAGAGGTAGATGTTGCTGGTACGACGTTTGTTAGGTCAATTTCTTTGACCTGAACTCCTGGTGATACTTGGAATGCCATTGGTTTTTCCTCGTCAAATTTTGAGTTATAAGGTTGTAATAATACGGATGTTCAATGGTCTATTTATAAATAGAAGGATTTAGAACAATCCTGTGTTGTACGACTGGGTCCAGACCTCTCCACCCTCAACGGTGTATTTTGGTTTTGTATCTTCAACAGCGGAAAAGTAACCCACCGGAACAATTTCGTCCTCAATATTTTTGAGTCTATCTGAATAGAGCATATGCTTTAGATTGATGTCCGACATATTGATGAACAGATCCGTAGCGACGAACCACGCAAACAGTACTAAAGTCATTACGGTATCATCATGATTGCCGTCGGATGCTTCATAGGAACTACCATCTTCAACAAAGGTACTTAACTCCGAGATGGTGTCTGGATCCACAACCTTTAGCTTCTTTTGTTCAATAAGATCCTTGAGGTTACTGCAACCAATACGTTTTGTTTTCTTCGTGGTGGTAATACCAATGGCTCCATGCTTCACAATGGACTCCACAAACATATTCTCGTACTCTAGGTCATAATAGAGACCGTTACACACTACGGATCCCTGGTCATTCGATTCAACCACGACATACGCATTGTTATAGTACTTTGCGTACTTATAGATTACATTCGGAAACAGTAGCGGCGACATTAGATTGTCTCTGAATGTGCATACGGTATAAAACGGCTGTACCGAAACATCAAAGATTGTGAACGTAGAAAAGTCCTGCCCTCTTCCCTTTGCCACGTCGACCGTCATAATGTAGCGATGGTCGCTAATGGGTTTCTCATAGACCTTTACATTGTTCTGAGTATAGATTGCTGGCTCAGATTTTAATGTAAGAAGATTCTCGGCATTAATCAATGTGGAACCTGTACCATGGAATGAGTTACCGTACTCTTGTTCAAACTGTAATGGAGATGTATTGGCAATGGTCTGATTCTTCCATTTCTCATCGCGACCAGGAACGTCGAACCAGTCCACACGGAACGCTTTGTACTCACTGACTCCTTGAACCGCGCTTTCCCAGAGACGGTGGAACGTATTACCGACACCGTTTGCGGTAGAGGTAATAATGACCTTTGAGGTAGTGCCAGAGGTAATTACTGGATATGTCGAGGTGTAAAAGGTTGCTGCATTTTCAACGAAGGCAAACTCATCCAGAAAGAGAAGATTAATGGAGAGACCACGGATTGAAGAACCGGAGGTCGCTGCTGCAATAATGCGCGAGTTATTACTGAATT